ACTATAGGATAAGTAGATTGGCTATCAGCAGAGATCGTCGGAGACGAATCTCCATCCAGTGTAAAAGACGAATCAGCTGTCGATACATCACTATCAGTGATGGCTGCCTGCTTAATATTCAGAGTAAAGGTTTTTCCCTGAACTTTTGCGGTTACACGTACCGTACCAGCCTGCGAACCAGCAGTCAGAACAGAGCGATATACCCCAGCAGAGATTTCCTCTACCGCACCTAATGACGGGGCAGTTACCGTTTCACGCTGTCGAGCACTATTGCTATCTGCTGTAAATTCCACTGACATTTCAATATCATCAGCCAGTCCGGTTAATGCCTTACCGTTACTATCTTTCAGGCTTAATACTATAGGATAAGTAGATTGGCTATCAGCAGAGATCGTCGGAGACGAATCTCCATCCAGTGTAAAAGACGAATCAGCCGTCGAGACACCACTATCAGTAACGCTAATATTCATCACGGCATAGTTGGACACGTTGCCTCTGTTATCCTGTACTGTGGCTCCAACACTCCACGAATTTACACCTTCGCTTTTATAAGCCGGTAAAGTGATCTGCCATGATGTGCCATTTCCACTGATCTTGCCGCCAGCCGCAGTGAATGCACTATCATTCCACTGTACAGACTTGATACCACCACTGGCATTGTTGACTGTCAGTGTTACAGGGATGATTGATTCCCCCTCCCCCTGAATAGACTCTGGCAAACTGATTTTCAGTGCATGCTTTTTCTTGTACTCCAGAACAATGTTATTATTTCGTTCAACAAAATCATAACGCCGGTTCTGGACTTCTCGCATAACTGCAACATTATCGCTGCTGAGCTGTTCAGCCAGGGAAACGCCCGGGCGATAATTAAACTCAACACCGAAGGTTGTATCGTGAACGTTGCTCTGTCCTTGCTTATGCTGTGCAGAAAACTTAATCAGAGGAACTGGTGTATAAGAAATTCCCCCAGTAACTGCGTAAGGGTTTTCCTGCAGGTTATCGCTTCCAAATAACCCGACATTTTTACCATAATATTTTTCAAACTGAATAGATGCCCCTAATTGCGGATAAGCAGGTAGCCATCCTTCAGCAGAAAAATCCCAGCCATTTGCAGGTCTTTCCAGATAATCATCAATATCCCGACTGTTCTTCCAGTCAGATAGACCAAAATAGGTATTTACACCAAGCCTGAAATAATCCCTCCAGTACTCAACCCCAAAACCTGCACGAGAGTGACTGCGACTTAAATCGTAATCATAGAAAACATTCGCACCCAACATTGCGTTATCAGGAGTGAAATGACGAATCCCCAAACCAATATTGGTCTGATTTCGGTCATCAGTACGATGTAGTGATGTCTGACTGAATAGCACATAATCCTGAGTATCCAGCCATGGATATAAAAAGTCGAATGATGAATCCTTCAAGGAAAAAGAATCATCGACATTAAGCTTGATACGCGCATTGCCATATTGTTGCAACCAGTCGACGATCTCTTTTGTCGCCTGAGTTGATAAAGTATTTACAGCAAAACTACTTGCATTATTATTCGCCAGACTCTGACCTGCACTTGCTGCAAATGAGGCAACTTTATTTGCACGCTCATCACTGGCATAAGTTTGCGTAACATCTTTATTATCAGATGATGCAAAACTGTTTGCCGGGATCAAAGAAAGAGAAACTGGAGATAATATCTGGGTAACAATTACCGACCATGTAATCGCGCCAGATGCAGTTTTTTTTAACTTTTTATTCACAGTGGTCATAGTTCAATCAACGTTATGAATATAATGAAAAAAATAACTGATATGACAAGAGGCGCGAAATATACAGATCGTTACAAAAAAATCAACTCAAAAATAAAATAAAATCTCTGCATAAACTTTATGGCTAAATGATTTCACAACAATGGAAGAAAAATTTTATTACTCACGCAATCAATCATTTCGGGCATTACAATTAGTCCTAGATTATATTCGCTAGGTATACTTTATTTTTAAGCTAATACTTTATCTCTATTTCATCGCTCCTTTCAGCCCGAACTTAGCTTTGATTTCTGCGATCTTCGCCAGAGCCTGCACACGGTTTAGAGGCCTCCCCCCCATGACAGGAAGTTGTTTTACTGGTTCAGGTATCGTCTCACCACGGTTAATTCGCGTGGTCATACAGGTCAGCTCATCGGCAGCTTTACGCCGTAATTCCGCGTCAGTCAGCGCATTGGCCCGCATGTTCTGGTACAGGTTGGTAACCAGCCAGTAGTGCGCGTTTGATTTCCACGGATAAGACTCTGCATCCGGATACAGGCCACGCTTCCGGCAATACTCATAAACCATATCAACCAGCTCGCTGGCGTTTGGCAGCCCGGCGGTAACGGATGCTTCTTCCCGGCACCAGGCGACAAACTGCCCGGGTGATGGCAGGAATGGTCGATTCTGCCGACGGGCTACGCGCATTCCAGCGTTAACCTGTTCCATCGTGGTGATCCCATTTTCCCGGAAAGCCAGAACCCACTGGCGGCGGATTTCGTTCAGTTCGTTCTGGTCCCGGTTAGCCAGGCTCGCCGGGAAAGTTGCCAGTAACTGGCTGAACACACCGTTGATGATCTGCGCTACCTGCTGTACCTGCGGCTTTTCGTCGTACTGTTCCGGCATGTTGTTGGCGATCCGGCGCATCTGCTCACGGTCAAAGTTAACCATCTGTGCGGCGATGTTTTTCATAAATCCACCTCGTAAATCCAGTCAGTGTTTGTCAGGTCGAGTTTTGATTTTCCGGCTGTCACGCCAGCCTGTTGCTTGTTACGGTTGATTTCGAGCTGGGTCCACTTGTCGCGGAGTTTGGCCGGGCTCAGCACGTTACCGGACCAGAAGTTGTCCTGGCATGCCCAACGGAACAGCACGCACATGTCGCGGTGGTTACGTCCATCACGTTCGCGCATCAGGCGGATATCGTTAGCCCACCCTGCAAAATTCGGTTTTCTGGCTGATGGCGCGATGGTCTTCACCATGTCAAACATCCACTCTGCGGCGGTCAGGTCTTCTGCTGTCCCCCACTTGCTGCCGCTCTGAATTGCAGCATCCGGTTTCACCACAGGAAGATCGTTTTCTGGTTGGTCAGAGGATTCGCCAGAATTCTCGGACGAAAAAGGTTTTATATTGTCTTTTGTTAGTTTGTCTTTTGTGTTTACCTGATTCGGGTAAACGCCTTTACCTAATTTGGGTAAACTTTTTTTACCTGATTCAGGTAAATTTACCTCTTTCAGGTAAACTTTATTTTTCTTACCTGATTCGGGTAATGTTGACCATTCACTGACCACATTATTAATGCCGGTATTCCGCCCGCTCTGAATAAAAATCCCACGCTTTACCAGAACACTTTTTGCAGCAGAACACTTGTGCGGCAATATCCCGGTCAACTCGGAAAGTTGCTCGTTGCTCACCCAATCCAGTTTTTTATTAAAGCCATATGTTTTGCGCATGACAGCCAGGAAGACCAGAAGCTGGTGCTGTGTTAATCCGGCCAGCATCACAGCTTCCAGCAACTCATTTGCAATGCGCGTATAACCATCATCGAGATCTGCCACACGCGGCTCCTTTTGTGCCGCATCCGGCACTGGAAAATTGAATATCTCAGCAGTGTTTGCCATAATTCCTCCCGCAATGAGTGTGTTACGATTTGCACCTGAAAGTCGGTTCTGTTCCCGCAGACCGACTTTCGCCATTTTTGAACCTGTCATATTGCCCCCAGCATGGTGGTGACCATCGCCATCAATGGACCAGCCAGATCCGGGTCCACTCGAAACATCGACACAATGCCTTCACTCATCTCCTTCAGTTTCTGGTGGCGTGGTGCGTTGAGAATGACAGCCTGTTTTGCCTCACTGAGTTCCTTTTCCATTTCAGCCAACCTAGCCATAAAGCTATCCTGCTCAACCAGGTAACCGCGATATTCCAGCGGTAGTACCGCCAGAATTGCCGGGGTCAGTTCACGCACGTTATTTCGGTATTTTTCAGAATCGAATTTGTTATCGAGGAAGCGGAACAGCTTCTGGCGTGCACGGCTGACATCATCAGGGAAATCGATGGTGCCGCCGCCCTGCTCCCGATACTCATTCACAATGAGTGCGGCAACAACATCCTGATTATCTGCAGCCGACCAGGCGCGGACGGCATCACGGATTTTTTCGTGGCCTGGAGCTTGTTTTGTTTGAGAACGATTTATCACCGCAGTCGGGCTAAATCCGCTAGTCTGTTGGTATGTAAGTGGTTGCATAGTCATTGCCTTATCAGTTAACGCCGCAGTTTAGGCGGCAGAATTACTCGCGTTAAACAATGGTGCGAGGTCGGGACGAATATCTGCTGGTTTAATCTTTCCACCAGTGGCTGAGACAATTTTCATTACATAGCGGGCATCAATTCCGCCACCGTGTAGCCAACGCCAAACAGTGGGTTGGGCTACACCGCATAGATCTGCCAGTCGTTTTTGACTACCTGTAATACTGATTGCGAGTTGAATGGTTTGATTTGTCATTATCAATTCCTATTGGTATTGCAACGAATAAATAATAGCAATGCGTATTAATCATAACAATAGCAAAACGTGTTTTGACCATCAATACGCAAGCGTATAAATTAAAACTTATGAAAAAAGAAACTCTTGCTGATCGCTTAAACCTAGCGATGGAACAATCTGGAATGTCTCAAGGCGCTCTTGCAAAGGCGTCTGGCGTAGCTCAACCCACAATCTGGAGACTGACAAGCGGCAACGCGCGCGGCTCAACAAAAATTGTTGAAATAGCTAATGCATTGGGTGTTCGAACAGAGTGGCTCTCATCAGGCATAGGCCCGATGAGAAATGACGGTCAACAATTAGGGAAGCCTACTGCCAACCATCCCAAATACTTCAAGATTGACGTTCTTGATATAGAAGTGAGTGCCGGGCCGGGAGTCATCAACCGTGAGTTTGTAGAAGTTCTACGCTCGGTTGAGTACTCGTTTGACGATGCTCGTCACATGTTCGATGGTAGGAAGGCAGAAAATATCCGCATCATTAACGTGCGTGGTGACAGCATGTCAGGAACGATCGAACCAGGTGATCTGCTGTTCGTTGATATCACGGTTAAATCTTTCGACGGTGATGGCATCTATGCGTTTCTGTACGACGACACCGCCCATGTAAAGCGCCTGCAAATGATGAAGGATAAGCTGCTGGTTATCTCTGATAACAAGAGCTACTCACCGTGGGACCCGATCGAGAAAGACGAGATGAACCGGGTGTTCATCTTCGGTAAGGTTATTGGGAGCATGCCCCAGACGTACAGGAAACATGGATAATCAGTACTGTGCTGATGAGTCGTTTAGGGGATAGTAAATTTAATTAGAATTAGACGAGAGCGATTTATGGATTGTGACGCTTTACAGGATATAAAAATCTCTCTTAGGTATGACGGAAAAGATGCTTTAAATCATGAAATAGATTTGAACTGCCTAGGAGAATCCCTAAAGGGTTTTTCTAAAGTTCTCTCAACAGCAGCTTCTTTCTCTGTTACACAAAAATATAGTAAATACATTAATTATCAGGAAGTTAAGGTTTACGCACGCGAAGCAAAAGCTAACTGCTTTACTCTTGAAGCAGTTCTTAACTTCGCCACTCAGAACCAGTTGTTCTCGGGGATCGCCGCAACTATACTTGGCGCAATACTACAATATATTTTTGCGAGAAATTCTAACAAGAAAGATGAAATGAAAGCTTTGCAGCAGTCACTTGAAAAGGCCATAGAGGCACTAGGAAACAAGGATGCTGGAACCATTGATAAGTTGATCTCTTTGATTGACCGAATGGCTGTAGAGCTTCGCCCCTCTGTAAGGCAGGCAGTATCACCTATTGGTAATACTTGCGATCAGATAAGTGTTGCAACAAATGTTGACGGCTGCCTTCTAAAAGTTAACGAGAGAGATAAAGCTGAAATTGATAGGCTTGATGATGATGAAGTTCTCGGTCTTCGTGAGTATCGTGCTTTTCTTACAGAATTTGATGCACAAAATATGACAGCTAAAATAATTTTAGATGGTGATGACTCAAAAAAGAGAATCACTGCTGAAATTAGCGATCCAGCTGCAGGAAAGAAGAATAACCCGTATATTAGAGCTCTTAGTGCATATATATCAACCAAAGGTGATCCATCTGCAGTATTCACTATAACCGCAAAGGCTACTGTTAAAAAAGGCCAGATAAACAGGTTATTTATTGTAGATGCGAAATGATTTCCCCGGCCGTCGTGCCGGGTTTTCTTTTGCCTCCCCTCATCACACACCGTTCAAAAAACCACCACAACCTCCCTTCAGTTATCGCTATGCGATGCAAGTCACAAAATTAATTCTTTTTGCTATCAAACAGTTAATATCAAAACACATCAATCAATAGCTATAAGTATTGATACCACCAATAGCAATGGCTATTATTACCATGTCGCAACAACACAACGATACGGCAACCACCTGATTCACCGTTGCGATGACCGCTTAGATCCGCAGCTTGAATTTCGGCAGGCTCCGGGGAGTGCGAGGGGTGAAACGGACGCGTGAACGTCGGTGTGACCAGCTGAAATCAACTCAACATTTCATACCTTAGTCGCTTCAACGAGGCGGCTTAGTTATGACAACCGGCGGCCATCCACCGCCTGAATACGCGCAGAAGTCTCTATATGTTCAGCAGCCCAGCTTACGGGCAGGAGTTTTTATGGTTCATCAACATTACGGAACGCAGACCGTTAATCGCAGCGCGGTCATGCCAGGAATGCTGGTCAAACACAAAGATGGTACCTGGACTGCATCAGCTAATTTACGCGGACGGCTATATCTGCATCGCGGCATCGAGCGCACTTATACCCGTGATTTGCTCGTGGAAGTTTTTCTCGACGGACGCGGTAACGGCCTGAATCACTAATCCCCTTTCCTGTTTTCCTAATCAGCCTGGCATTTCGCGGGCGATATTTTCACAGCCATTTTCAGGAGTTCAGCCATGAACGCTTATTACATTCAGGATCGTCTTGAGGCTCAGAGCTGGGCGCGTCACTACCAGCAGATCGCCCGTGAAGAGAAAGAGGCAGAACTGGCAGACGATATGGCAAAAGGCCTGCCCCAGCACCTGTTTGAATCGCTATGCATCGATCATTTGCAACGCCACGGGGCCAGCAAAAAAGCCATTACCCGTGCGTTTGATGACGATGTTGAGTTTCAGGAGCGCATGGCAGAACACATCCGGTACATGGTTGAAACCATTGCTCACCACCAGGTTGATATTGATTCAGAGGTATAAAACGGATGAGTACAGCACTCGCAACGCTGGCTGGGAAGCTGGCTGAACGTGTCGGCATGGATTCTGTCGACCCACAGGAACTGATCACCACTCTTCGCCAGACAGCATTTAAAGGCGATGCCAGCGATGCGCAGTTCATCGCATTGCTGATCGTCGCCAACCAATACGGCCTTAATCCGTGGACGAAAGAAATTTACGCCTTCCCTGATAAGCAGAACGGCATCGTTCCGGTGGTGGGCGTTGATGGCTGGTCCCGCATCATCAATGAAAACCAGCAGTTTGATGGCATGGACTTTGAGCAGGACAATGAATCCTGTACATGCCGGATTTACCGCAAGGACCGTAATCATCCGATCTGCGTTACCGAATGGATGGATGAATGCCGTCGCGAACCATTCAAAACCCGCGAAGGCAGAGAAATCACCGGGCCGTGGCAGTCGCATCCCAAACGGATGTTACGGCATAAAGCCATGATTCAGTGTGCCCGTCTGGCCTTCGGATTTGCTGGTATCTATGACAAGGATGAAGCCGAGCGCATTGTCGAAAATACTGCATACACTGCAGAACGTCAGCCAGAACGCGACATCACTCCGGTTAACGATGAAACCATGCAGGAGATTAACACTCTGCTGATCGCCCTGGATAAAACATGGGATGACGACTTATTGCCGCTCTGTTCCCAGATATTTCGCCGCGACATTCGCGCATCGTCAGAACTGACACAGGCCGAAGCAGTGAAAGCTCTTGGATTCCTGAAACAGAAAGCCACTGAGCAGAAGGTGGCAGCATGACACCGGACATTATCCTGCAGCGTACCGGGATCGACGTGAGAGCTGTCGAACAGGGGGATGATGCATGGCACAAATTACGACTCGGCGTCATCACCGCTTCAGAAGTTCACAACGTGATAGCAAAGCCCCGATCAGGAAAGAAGTGGCCTGACATGAAAATGTCCTACTTCCACACCCTGCTGGCTGAGGTTTGCACCGGTGTGGCTCCGGAAGTTAACGCTAAAGCGCTGGCCTGGGGAAAACAGTACGAGAACGACGCCAGAACCCTGTTTGAGTTCACTTCCGGCGTAAATGTTATTGAATCCCCGATCATCTATCGCGACGAAAGTATGCGCACCGCCTGCTCTCCCGATGGTTTATGCAGTGACGGCAATGGCCTTGAGCTGAAATGCCCGTTTACCTCCCGGGATTTCATGAAGTTCCGGCTCGGTGGTTTCGAGGCCATAAAGTCGGCTTACATGGCCCAGGTGCAGTACAGCATGTGGGTGACGCGAAAAGATGCCTGGTACTTTGCCAACTATGACCCGCGTATGAAGCGTGAAGGCCTGCATTATGTCGTGGTTGAGCGGGATGAAAAGTACATGGCGAGTTTTGACGAGATGGTGCCGGAGTTCATCGAAAAAATGGACGAGGCACTGGCTGAAATTGGTTTTGCATTTGGGGAGCAATGGCGATGAAGCATCCTCACGATAATATCCGGGTAGGCACGATCACTTTCGTCTACTCCGTTACAAAGCGAGGCTGGGTATTTCCCGGCCTTTCTGTTATCCGAAATCCCCTGAAAGCACAGCGGCTGGCTGAGGAGATAAATAATAAACGGGGGCTGTATGACTGATTTCACCGGAAGCAATACTCCTGCCGAACATCGCGACAGCTGGCGCACACCACCAGAGATTTTTGCTGCGCTTAATGCAGAGTTCGTTTTTCAACTTGATGCTGCCGCCAGCGAAAAAAACCGACTATGTCGGCTTTTTATCTCACAGGAGCAGAACACATTAACCACTTCATGGCCTGAAGCAATGGGATATGCCTCTGGTTATGTCTGGTTGAATCCACCATACAGCAATATTTCCCCTTTTGTGAAAAAGGCAGCCACTGAAAACAAATTCAGTAGTGTGGGATGTGTAATGTTATTGCCTGCTGACACATCTGTCGGATGGTTTCATGAAGCGATACAAACCGCCAGTGAGGTCAGATTCATCACGGCTGGACGACTGGCATTTATTAACCCACTCACTGAGAAACCCGTCAGTGGAAATAATAAAGGCTCGATGCTCATTATCTGGCACCCATACCCCCGTACACACTGCCACTTTACGACCGTTGATCGTGGAGAGTTGATGGCGTTCGGCTCAAGGATTCTTGCCCGTCGGGAGGCTGCATGACAACCACGGAATGCATTTTTCTGGCAGCGGGCTTCATATTCTGTGTGCTTATGCTTGCCGACATGGGACTTGTTCAATGACACCTCAGCAGGAAAACGCCCTTCGCAGCATTGCCCGTCAGGCTAATTCTGAAATCAAAAAAGCCAGACAGCAGTTTCCGGATAAAAACGTCGATGACATTTGCCGTAGCGTACTAAAGAAGCACCGCGAAACGGTAACGCTGATGGGATTCACACCGACTCATTTAAGCCTGGCGATCGGCATGTTAAACGGCGTCTTTAAGGAACGGTGAACATGAAAAGCAAAATCATCAGGGAGCTACAGGCTCCTTTTTTAGTGTTCGCATTCATCCTCAAGCGTATTAACCAACAATTCAGGGATTAATGGAAGATGACAGACATCATTGATTCAGCATCAGAAATCGAAGAATTACAGCGCAATACAGCAATAAAAATGCGTCGTCTGAACTACCAGACTGTATCCGCAACTCATTGTTGTGAGTGTGGCGATCCGATAGATGAGCGAAGACGCCTGGCTGTTCAGGGTTGTCGGACTTGTGCAAGTTGCCAGGAGGAGATCGAACTTAAGAACAAACAATGGGGACTGTGATGGCCTCAAAGCAGCAAATTTCAACATCGTCCAACTGAGGTGTAAAAATGTTCAGAATCATTTTTCCTAACACCTGGTACGTCGACCACCACGGCACTCCCTGCAAAATCCTGCGTTCTACCCACAACAAAGTTCACTACATCCGAAAAGGCAGAACATGTATCGCCAGCATGTTCCGCTTTAATCATGACTTTGAACCTGTGAATAAAGCTGATGCAGATCGGATAGCAGAAGAGATCGAAACGGCAGAACACATTAAGAAGTTACGTGACATGCGTTCAAAAAGCAGAGGTAACCATGGAATCATACAGCCTCACACTCGATGAAGCCTGTCAGTTTCTTAAGATATCCAGACCAACCGCCACCAACTGGATACGAACAGGCCGCCTACAGGCAACACGTAAAGATCCAACCAAGCCAAAATCTCCTTACCTCACAACACGGCAAGCCTGCATTGCGGCGCTTCAGTCTCCGCTGCATACTGTCCAGGTGAGCGCGGGTGATGGCATAACAGAGGAAAGAAAATGTCACTCTTCCGCAGAAATGAAATATGGTATGCCTCGTATTCGCTCCCGGGCGGGAAACGAATTAAGGAATCTCTTGGCACAAAGGACAAGCGGCTGTCACGAACGGTGCAATAGTGATCCACACCCAACGCCTGAAATCAGATCCAGGGGGTAATCTGCTCTCCTGATTCAGGAGAGTTTATGGTCACTTTT